GAGTTCGGTGTTGGCCTTGCGCCCCAGACGCTCGCCGAGAAGCCCGCCGAGCAGCACCTCCATATTGAAGATGGAGTCCTGCGCCAGTTCGAAGCTGAACTTCACCCATTCGGTGTCGTAGGCGAAGGCGCTCAGCGTCTTCTTGCCGAAGGCGGCATCCTTGCCGCCATCGTCCGTCACCGCGCCGGCTTCCGTGTGCTGCTCGGCCGTGACGGTCGTGTCATCGACGGTCGGCAGGTCAATGGGATTGCCCGACGTGGTGTTCATGACGGTGCAGATGTCTTCATCATACATCGGCCCCCAGGCTGCCATCGACTTGATGATCTGGTTCGACAACTCCGTAGGCACGGTGTAACCGCCGGCGGCCGGAGTGCTGACGGTCTGGGCACGCGCCTCGGCCGGTGCCACGCCAGCGCGCAGCGCGGCACGCTCCTCCTCGGAGAGGGCGGACATGTCGCCACGAACTTGGAGGTAGCGGTAAAACGCATCGCGGTATTCGACGGGGCGCTCTTCATCGGCGCCGCGAGCCTCGTTGCCACCCGGATTGGGACGCATGCGTTCGCGGCTGCGCTCTTCCTCGGCAGCTTCGAACCGGGCGGCGCGCTCTTCGCGCTTGATCGAAGCGTCGAGCTTGTCCAGTTCGTCCATGATATCGTCATGGCGCTTTTCCAGCTCGGCCGAACGGGCCTCGTCGGTGTTCTTGCGGATTTCATCGAGAGCGGCACGGGCCTGAGCGACCAGCTTTTCCCGCTTCTCCTGCATTTCACGAAGGGTCATTTGGATACTCCCGTTGACCATGAGAAAAACCCGCCGAAGCGGGCATTAGGGCGGGAAGCGGGGTGCTGCCGCGCCACCTCCGGCGAAGCCGGGGAATTCCTTATCGAATGCCGCGGATGCGCTGTTCCATCTGCGCGCGGCGCGCCTCGATCCGGCGGTGAGCCGGGTGTTGCTGGGCGCGCTCCTGGCGGGCCGTCTCCAAGGAACGGCGAGCGATAGAGGTGCCGTCATAAGCCGGTTCCGCCACAACGCTCACCTCGCGCAACTCGACCTCAAGAATGGTGCGACGCGGCGGGTCTACCGTCTCGTCCCATTCCTGGCGCAGCACCGAAAACCCGAACGACATGCCCGAAATGTCGCCGCGCTCGACAAGCGTAGCCACATCGTGGCCGTCCGAGGTGTCGGGAAGATCGATCTCGACGTGCAGTCCCTTGGCATCTTCTTTGAGCCGGAGGGTGTTGGCCGAGGAGCGACCGAGCACGCGGCCCCGGTCGTGATCGAAATATGCGCGGACATCAGCGGTCTTGAGCGTCTCGGTGAACGCGCCTCGCGCAAGCGTCTCCTCGAACCAGCCGCCGATATCGGCCACCTCGCCGAACACGGCCGCATAACCGACCACGGTCACCTTGTCGCCGTCGGCGCGGCGTTCAACGGGCAGAACAAGCGAACGCTGCTCGTTCTCAGGCTGCTTTTGGCTCATCGCCTTCTCCATTGTCGGTTGGTTCTGCCGGCGCCGGCAGGCTCGGCTGCTGCCCCAGAACGACCGTGGCGCCCTGCACCAGCAGCTCGTCGGCAGCGGGGTTCTTGTGCTTTGGCCTGTTCTCCAGCGCCCGCGCCTCGTTGGGGGCGATCTGGCCCGTCTGGATGCCGCGAGCCATGGCTTCGATGCGGCTCTTGAAGTCACCGCGCTGAAGGCCGTCGAGATTGTGCTCGACATAGTGCGAACTGGCTTCCTCGCGCCCGTATATCTTGAGAGTGGCCTCGGCCTCGAAGGCCTTGGCCCATTGCCCGATCAGGTGCTTGACCAGGTGCAAGTCCTGCTGCTCTGTGTTGGCGAAATTGCCCTTGGTCAAATCCTGTAGGAACATGGGCGGCAGCTGATAAGCGCGCGCGATTTCCTGCACCTGGAACAGGCGCGCCTCGACCATCTGGCCCTTTGCAGGGTCAATCCCGACTGCCTTGAGTTCGTAACCGGCCGGGATTGGCATGATCGGGCTGCCGTTCACCTGCGCGAACTTGATAGCCCGTTCCACATCATTGGTGGTGCGCTTCAGCCCATCATTGCCTGTAGCCAATGCACCGGAAAGCGAGAGGGGCGGAACGCCGCCACCTGCGAAGAATGTGCTGGCATAGTCATTCATCGCCAACGAGAGCTGGATCGCCTTGCTTGCGAGGGCGATCGGTCCGTAATGGCCCAGCTGATCGTCTTTCAGCATGTACGCGATGTCGATCACGTCGGCCGCCGGATACTCAACGCCGTCATGTGCGTAGACGGTCGAAAGCCCCCTTCGCCGGGCGCGGGCCTTTGCCGGGTTGAGAGGCCAGGCATTGAGGACAGTCTTGTTCTTGCGCTCCAGCCAGATGAGGCCGCGTCCGCCGGTGAAAATGCATTGCCAGAAATACTGACGAGCCTTGAAGCCATTCAGTTCTGGCGTCGGGTTGCGGAGCACCGCCTCCACAGTCCCATTCTCGCGCTCGATGCTGCCGTCAGACTTGAAGAAGGCATGCAGCGGCAGAGCGGCGAGGGTCCGCGACAAGAAGTTCACGGCGGCATTGACTGCCGGCACCTTGAGAGCCGATGCCGTCGTGACAACTGGCAACGACACACGGTCCAGACCGAAAAAAGCCATGAACTCTTCAGTCTGGCTGACCGGCACCGTTGGGTTCTCGATGCTCGCCGCTCTGGTATCGGGCGAAGTGCCCCCCCGGCTCAATTCGAGGCTGACTTTCATTTCACCTCCATGGAGCTCAGGCTGAACTCCGGGTCGTCCCAGGGAGAGGTTGGCGTTTGCTCGATGTCAGTCTGCGCCAAGCCTATGCCCATAACGGCGGCCACGGGACCGTCGATCTTGTCGAGAGAGCTTTTCTTGTCGGGCACGTAGTTGAGGTTATGGTCGAACCTCACGGTGCAGTGCCCCATCATCCAGGACATGACCGGATGCCCACCGTGCTCGATCTTGGCCGCAAAAATCAGCCGTTCGAATTCCTTGGTCGGTTCGCCAAGGGTCGCATGCCCCTGCCTCATCTCAACCATGAGTTCGGCATCCATTCCCTGCGTTTGCAAATCGGCTACCAGCTTGCCCGCGTTCCACGGATCGTAGCCAAATCCGAGGAGATCGAAGTCACGTCCCGCCTGGAGGATGGCCTCCATGACGAAGTTCTGATCCACGAAATCCCCAGGCGTCACCGAAAGGGCGCCGTCGGCAATCCACTTTCGCCAGTCGACGCGCTTGTCTTCCGCAGCCCGGGCATCGAGTGTTTCTTGCGGCACCCAGAACTGGGGAATTATGACCCAATCTCTGGCGTCGCCATCCGGCGGCAGCACGATCATTACGCAGGACAGGTCGCGCGTCGATGAAACGTCGCAGGTGACGAAGGCCTTGCGGCCCTTGTGAAGCTCGTAGAGCTTACGCCAGCTCTTCGCGTCTCTTGTGCAAGCTGCCCACTTGGCTCGAGGTATCCAGCCCGAGACGGCGTCTACCCATAAGTTAAGATGGTAGCACTTGAAGACGGCTTCCTGCGCGGGCTTGCCTTTAGCCTTCCGGTGCTCACCACGTAGATAGTCGAGGGTGGGCGTCAGCCCGAGACTGGGATTGGCCTTGCGCCAGACACCTTCATCCTCCCAGTCATCGTCCTCGTCGATGCCGAAGAATACGACCAACGTCGAAGGGTCATCGACATCGCCACGCATAATGGCCATCGACTCTTCGAACCACTCGAAGCCAATCCGGCTCTGCTTTCGACCGGCCGTCGAAGCGTACAGCTCGATCGGCTGAAGCCGCGCACCAGTCCCCTGACGGAGCGTGTCTGCCAGTTCGCGCGTCCGCCACTCGTGGATCTCGTCGCCGAGGATGACCGTGGGCGATCGACCGTGCTTTCCGTCAGGCGAGCCGGTGAGCAGCTGGCACAAGGCCGAGGTCGTTCGGATGTAGATGCTTTTGTCATTGTTGATGATCCGGGCGTTGCCCTGTGCATCTTCCTTGAGCCCCACCGCCTTCTCGATGATGGCCTGCATTTTTGCAAAGGGGATGCGCCCCTGATCTTCATTGCGCCCAAAGACGAACCCTTGGGCGCCGGAGATCGGCTCCATGACGAAGAACAGGACACCGAGCGCAGCCAGGAATTCGCTCTTGCCATTCTTACGCGGTATCCAAAGATCGAGACGACGGAATACCCGGACATGCTCAATCGCCGGCTGGTGCGTGCGAGGGTCGATGACCTCGATCGGCTTCTTCCAGCCCACAAGGAGACGGACCGTGATTTCCTGCCACAGCAGGAGCTTGAACGGCACACCGTCAAAGCGGTCGTCAGTAAGCCGAAAGATTTCCGGCCACTTCGCAACGATGCGATCTGCCTTCGCGCGATCGAACCATGCACCAGGTACAAGTTCAGCGGCCCGCCAGGCCCGTATGGCCCAGCGATAGCGCGGATCGTTCTCGACCTGTTTGAGCCACGCCGGCAGCCCCTCATAGCCAACCGGCAGGGCGGTCGAAGTCAGTTCGGCCTCGCGCCTGGCGGCCGACTGTCGGCATCCGACATCAGCGACAGGGGATCGTCGCCGCCTTCGTCGCCGTCCGGGGTTCGCCCTTCGTTGGGATTGCGCGGTCCGCCGCCATGAAGCGGTAATCTGCCCTGCGCGGCATTGAAGGTCTCGACGCGGGTCATGTCCATGTCGGCGCGAGGTGTAAAGCCGAACTCCTGCTCCATGAGCCGCAGCTCCACGCCCACCTTCTGCATGTATTCGACACTCGGATGCGTGCGAAACACCTCGTTGCCGTCGCCCTTGGTCACCTTGACCGTTACCCCACCCTTCGGCAGGTCGCGGCGCAGCTGCTCCATGGCCTCGGTCCACTTCTGGGTCAGCGCGCAATACCGCGCGAGTGCCGTCCGGTAACCCGGGCGCCAGCGACCGCTGGCGCGCAATACGGCCACCAGGTCGTTCCAAAGGGCAATGGCCACTTTCCAGTGCGCGGGAGCGTGAGAAAAAAAGCTCGGCAATTCATGTGGGGTGAGCGTCGGCTCTTCCGCGCTCGTAACCGCCGCAGCGATCTCCGCCTCGACCTGCTTCTTGCGCCTCCCGGGGAAGCCCTTGGCGGCTTGCAGGTGCGGATCGTCCTTTCTACGTCCCATAACCGCCTCGTTTCCTCAGGAAAAAAAGATTATCGCCCAAATATCGCGCCGCCCTTTTCCCTGTTGGCAGGCCGGTCGCGGGGTGATTGCGATTGATTTTCGACCCACCCCTCCCTTCGAGCTACCTCAGGGCCTCTGCGATCCGCCGCGCCACGGAGCTATTGAGCCAAAGGTCATTCGTGGTGATTTGACCGCGGTCCCACATGACTTCGAGACGTTGCTTCACCACGTCGTGGTGCCAGCGGCAGCAAGGCTGCCAATGGCGAGTATCCCAGAACTTCGATTGGTCGCCGCGATGAGGCTCGACGTGATCGACCAGGGCAGCCTCTGTCACCAGACCGGCCGCCTCGCATCCAAGGCAGAGTGGGTGACGCAGGAGGAATGTGCGCGATGCCTTGCGCCAACGACTGTCATAGCCACGCGAAGTGGCCGAGCCTCGACGATCGTCATAGGCCTTCCTTTGCACTTGCCGCGTCGGCTGACTGGACAGGCGGAAGCGCTTGGGCGCCGTGGGCATCGCACAAGACTTTCTGCAAATTTGCGGAAGGTGACGAAGGAGGCCGCCCTCCTACCCTCAGATACAACAAACCCGCTGCCGTTTCCGGAGCGGGTGACTTTGGGCGCAATACTGGCGGTGACCTATCTCGATAGGCTGGGTCCCAAGCGGCTCGGGTGCAAATCACCTGCCGTCTGATCTGAGATCATCCGACGCAGAGGGTTCGTCCAAAGCGACGAGTTTGTCAAGAGCGAGTGTCGCGGGCAGGTCGGTCGCCCCGAATAACGGCATGAGCACGCGGGCGCTTTCCCCCGATATCGCCTCGACCATGACGCTCTGGCCAGCGAAGGGACCATCGATCACCCGCGCCCGCCGCCCTGCCTCAACCGGTCGCTTCGGCTCGCCTGCCCGCTGAAGCCATGGCTCGGACCCATCGCCATATGTCGAGAGGAGCTTCTTGAACGGCCGCACCTGAACGAGGCCCGGGCGCCGCTCACCGTCGACATCGAACCCAACTACCGACCGCACCAGGCCGATGCGCCCGACCTCATCCCAGCGTCGCCCGGCCGGCAGGCCTACGAAGACATAGCCGCCGATCAGCGGAAAGGCCGAGAGCACCTTTTCTTTGGCGATCCGGCTTTTGCGCACCATCACGCCCTTGAGAGGGACGATTGCTGCGAACCCGGCCTTGCTCAGCAGGTAGCGGGCGGCTCGTTCTTTGCCCGCATCGACCCTCACCACGATCCAGCAGAAGGCCGCCACGTCGCCCCGAAATGGCTGCGCATCGAAGCGGCTGGCCCGCTTCTCCATCATCTTCGTACTACTATTTTCTTTGCGAGGGTTAGCGAGGGTCATTCTGAAAGCCTCGAAGATGAAAAGATGCGACGGCGCAGGCGCTTGTGATGGTTGCGAGGGTTGCGATGGTTTCCCTACGTGATGTGAAACCAAATCGATGACGAGGACCGGATCAGGCCACCCCGCACCCCCTCTTCCATATATACGCGAGCCAAACCGTCGCAACCCTCGAAAAAAGGTCACAACACGTTGATTTTGCTATTGAATTGAAAATGCGACCATCGCATTCCACCCTCGCATAACTCTCGCAACCCTCGTGTCGCCCGGCGCCAGCCGGGACGAGGGTTGCGACTTCCGTTCTCTTGATCGGAGGGGGTACGGGGTTTCGCCGGAAGCGGCTGCAACTATCGCTGGCCGCTGCGCGCCGTAGGCCGTTGGCGAAGGCCCTCGCGGCCTAGAGCTGCGAGGGTTTCCAGCCTGGATCGGATGGATCGGAGGGGTGCGGGGATGACTTGGGGTCGAAGCGCGAAGGAATGTCGCCGAGGCGCACGCCGATGTAGTGGATCAGGCGCCCCTCTTCCTTCTTGAAGCGCAGCGCCGTCATGCGCCGGCCGAACGCGGTCTGCTTCCAGGGCGCGATGCCGTTGGCCTCGCACCACGTCACATAGGCATCGAACATATCCTTCGCCTGCACCTTGTAGGCGTCGTCGGCCCGTATGACGCAAGCCTCGACGAAGCGGCCGACAGGGTCACGCTCGGCACGATAATCCTGGGTGAATTCACGCACTCGATCGGGGATATAGGGCGCGAGGCCGTCGCGCATGAAGAGCATCAGCCCTTCGATCAACCAGTTGAGGATGCCGGCACGCTCGGGCACAAACGTTTCGAGCATGTCATCGAACCCCATCTGCCGGTCGTCCGGGATGGTGACTTCCCATGGCACGATCAGCACGCGTCGCCAGATGCCATTATCGGTGCCGGAAATCTCGGGCATATCGTTGCCGGAGAGGATGGCCACGAAGATCGGCTTGAACTCGAAGATTTCCTTTTGCAGGAAGCGGGCCGTCATGGTGCCGCCGCCCGAGACGGCCTTCACCAGGTTCTCACGCAGAGGCGTGCCGCGCGGCAGCTCTTCGACCACGACAAACCGGGTGTTGTGAAGTCGAGCGATGTCGGGACTGGCCTGTTGGCCGGCGCGTTGGCTGTCGCCTGTAATCGTGTCCGGAGAGACAGTCGTGCGGAACGAACCGGCGAGGTTGCCGAGGGTTTCGATGAAGATGGATTTGCCGTTCGCGCCAAAGCCGAAATGGAACACCAAGCGCTGCGCCGGGTTGCCACCGATCAGCATGGCATAGGCGTGGAACACCTGCAGGAATCGGCGCATGACCGGATCGGGCTGCACCTCTTCGAGGAACTTGAGGAATTTCGGGCACCTGGCCTCCGGGTCATAGGAGACCTCGGCCAGCTTGGTGTTCATGTCCTCACGGCGATGAGGCTTGAATTCGAAATTCCCGATCCTGCGCGGCCGAGCGGGAATGCCGTCGACATCTTCCTCGAGGTGATCCTGGTCTGGATCATCGATCATCGAGAAGTGCAGCGTCCCGTTGAGACAGTTGAACTGGTGCCGATCCCGATCGAGCAGCGCCTGGTCCACGGCCTTGAGACTGGCGGCCTGGAGGATCATCGCACTTGTCTTGCCGGCATTGCCACTGGAGACCGCGAACGTGAGACGCGCTGACTTCTTTTTCGAGACCGAAGTGGCCGCGCTCTCCGCCTTCTTGATCAACGCCAAGTCGGTGGGCGTCATTTCGGAGGGTTTCTTGTTCTGGACGATCGTTGAGGCGGCCTCGATCAGCCGCGCCTGTTTCGCCGTGGCTTTGATGAAGAAGGTCTCGAACTTGATCTTGTCGACCAAATCCTGCGCCTTGAGGCGAACGCCGAGGTCGCCTTCGTCGCGCGCCCAATGTGTGCCGCGAAATACAAGCCATCCCAGGCCCGAGACATAGGCAATGTCATCGCCAAACCACACGATGAGCCGCCGACCGTTATCACGGTCGTTCTGGTCATATTGGGCACAGCGCTCGGTGCGCTCGGCATCCTCGATGCTAAAGCCTTCAATACCGAATTCTGCGTCGTCATCCCCAGCACCCTCCGGGGCGCTGTCATGCGGCGGAGGATCATCGCCCAGCGGTCCATCGGCAGGCTGCCTCTCGCGATCCGGCGCGCGCCGGCGCCGACGTTTCGGCTCCGGCTTGCCCTCTCCGCCTTCGATCACGGTCAACGTCGGCACCGACTTCTTGCCGGCCATTGCCTTCTTGACGCGGTCGCTGGGATCGCCCTGGTCGAAGTCGTCAGCCACGCCGCTTCTCCGGCTTGGTGGCGATCAGCTTGACGATGTCGGACATGCAGGCGCTTGCCGCCCTGCCCTGCTCATAGGACTTGGCAATGCGCCGCAGCTCGTCGACGATCTTGCGGTTGCCGGCAGCGCGGTTGCGCAGACGATCGCGATCGGCCTTGGACTGGATCATCATTCCACCCTCACCAGGTCGTTCAAATCGCCCGCGCCCTCTGGCGCCGGCACATATCCGATCGTGAGCGCCGGCAGCTTCTGCCCGCCCGCGATCGCGGCCGCGCGTACTGCCTGGGCACGGCGAAGGCCGCGAATGATCTTCTCCTCGGTTCGCGCCGACGGGTCGTCGCCTTCGCAGAGGTAGATTAGTTCCTCGCACCAATCGGGCGGCAGAAAGCTGCTGAGGTCAGTCATGTCCGGCTGGTCGTGCAGCATCTTATTGTTGGCATCGCGCGCGGCGCGGCCGGCCATGTTGCCGATATCGCCGGCCGCCCAATAGGCGGTGTCCGGCTCCAAAGCGTGAACGTAGGGCGTGACGGTGGTCTCGATACCCTCGCCCATGACGATCCGGCGCGCCGATGGCGGCGTCACCAAACGGATGGCGCAGCCCTGTTTGGCCCCGCGCATGGTCTTGGCATTGAGTGCTTCGCCCGTGTCAGGGTGAACCAGTTCGGCCTTCCCCTTGTCCTTGCTCAGGTCGACCCAGGTGCGATGCACTGCGCCGAAACGACCATCGGGCAATTGCAGCGCCGCAAGCATTGCGGGGCCGCTATGGATAGTCTGCCAGCTGCCGTTGCCGCGCTTGACCGTGTAGGGAAGCTCTGGCGCGTATCGCAACGGCAGGTCCAGCCCGGCCGCCCGCAGGCGCAGGAACAGATAGTCGTCGACTTCGGTGCCGGCATAGGTCTTTGCCCCGGCGCACCAGATGCGGAAGCCGTCCTCGCGCGCCTTTTCCCGATATCGCGCCGCCTCTTCTTCCCGCTTCCGCTCGTTCCGCTCGTTCTGCTCGCGCAACGCTTGCATGCGTTTCTCATCGACGGGATCGCTGGCGCGCCTGCCGGTAATGATCTCGCAGGCCTCGACGAATTCCTTGCGCTCAAGCTGCATGACCAGATCGATGACGCCGGCGCCCGACAGCGGGCATTTCCGGCAATGGAAGGTGTTCTTTCTCGTGTGGATCGAGAACCGATCCGTGCCGCCGCAATTCGGGCACGGCCCCGCCCTGTCGATTCCGGGCGAGAGTTTCCACCTATGGCGGATCGCCCAGGCCTCGCAGCTGGTGTTCATGGCTTCGTCACGGATGGCGGCAAGTTCCGGAGGCAGGCTCATCCGTGCCACCCTTCGACCTTGTCGAGCAGGCGGATGACCATTTCATAGCGATGGCGAGGATGATGACTGGTCTTGCCGGCTCGGCCGAGCCGATCGATCTCGGCAAGGAAAAGAGCTCCGGCGCGCACCAGGTCCTCTCGAATGCCGCGCGGCTTCCACCAGCGGGCATCCCAGGGCCATGCCACGGGGATCGGCGAGGCTTCAATTTCGCCTCTCGCATGGGCAAGGTAGCACATGCCTGCGCAAAGCAACTCGGCATCGACATAGCGATCATCCGCAACGATCGAAAAGCCAAGCTCCTCGACCTGACGACGCCGCTCGGCCTCAATCAGCGCATGGGCGGCGACACTCATGCTGCCGCCTCGTCCACCAGGAGATCGAAGAGGCTGGGCATCGCCATCTCGCGCGACATGGCGGCGACGTACTCACACCCGTCGAGGAAATAGGTCGGGTTGAGTTCCACGGCCATGCCGCGGCGCCGAAGCTTGATTGCCCTATACGGCACTGTCATCAAGCCGCCGAACGGGTCGAAGACTGTCTCCCCCGGCATGCTGTACTGCGCGATCGCCCGATCGACGATATCGAACTGGAGCGGGCAGAGGTGCATTTCGCGCCCAGCCTGCGCCTGCAGGGTGTTCATGCTGAGCATGCGGGTGATGTCGGTCCACACATCGTCATGAGGGGAATGCGGCGGCAGCAACATGAAAGTCGAGGGCAAGGCCCCGCGTTCTTCGAGGCTTTCCGCGATTCGCACATGGTGTTCGAAGTCGTAGATCGTCGAGAGCCCGAACTTCTTCCAGAGCTTGAAGATGACGTTGGCATCCAGCGCATGCAGCTCTTCCGGCGCCAGCAGCCGTTCGCCGCTGGAGCGAGTGTAGCCATGGGCATCCAGTTGCCATCGTGCGCGGGAATAATCGTCGCCCGGCGCCTGCTGCACGGACCAATGGTCGCCGTCCCATTCCTTCTTGGCCTTGACCACCGGATCGTCGGCATAGCCGTTGGAATTTTCCGATGGCGGCTTGCGGAAGATCAACAGATATTCGGGCAGCCCGTTGCCCATCCGCGAGCCGTCCTTGCACTGCTCGGTCCAGCCCAGCCGATAGGTCTGGTTGTTTTCGCGTACCACGTCCGTTGTGATGGTCTTGCGCGAAAGGAAGGCGAAGCCCGCCTGCCGGAAGTGCAACGTGCAGTCGTCGGCAAACGGGTATACCGTCTGGAAACCCAGCCCGGTCATGCCCCCAGGCACAATCCTGTCCTTGACGTGGATGGCCGCCACGCGACCCGGTTTGAGCACCCGGAAAAGCTCGGGGATCAGATAATCCATCTGTCGCCAAAAGTGCGCATTGTCGTCGGTATGCCCGAAATCGGCATAGTTCGGGCTGTATTCGTATTGGGTCGAAAACGGGATCGAGGTGATGATCAGGTCGACCGAGTTGGCCTCCATCGACTGGCATTCCTCGACGCAGTCATTGTTGACCAGCCGATAGCCCTCCCCGGACACCTCGATGCGTTCCGGAACGCCCATCGCTCGCTGGAGCGATTGCGCCATCGCCGAGGCGGAAAGCCCATACTTGCTGATGAGGTCCGTCATGATCGCCACCTGCTTGTCATGGCGGCGCCACTTGGCCTCCAGCACGTCACGAACCGGGCGCTCGGCCTCGGTGTAAATCAGGTCGACGCGGACCTTGTGCTTCTGGAGAAACCGGTAGCAGCGATGAACCGCCTGGATGAAATCATTGAACTTGAAGCCGATGCCCAGGAAGATTTCCCTGTGGCAGTGCCGCTGGAAATTGCTGCCGGAGCCGAGCATCGACGGCTTGCCCGCTAGCTCTGCAATGCTGCCGTCGGCGAACTGGGCCACCAGGTGCTCGCGCTCGTCGAGGTCCTGGCTTCCGTAGACCGTCGCCACACCTTTGATGGCCGCCTCGATCGCGTGACGCTCAGCCTCGAGGTCGTGCCAGATGATGCGATGCTCATCCGGATCTAGCGCGCGCAACTCCAGCATCTTGGCAACCCGGGCGCCAAGACTGTCCCGCTTCTCCCGGGCAGCGTCGGCCCACGAGGCGGCGGCATTGCGCAGCAACCTGCCCTGGCCGCTCTTCTCGACGCCGGCATGGGCATGGTCCGCAGGGATCTCGTGCCAATGCACTTCGAGCTCGGGCAGTTCATATCCGTCGTCGGAATGACCGAGGTTGGATGGCTTCTGGACGAAGAGCCCCCAGCTCGCGACCCACTTCCAGAACTCATCCTGCTTGTGCGGGTGAATGGTGAGCTGGTCGGCCTTCTCGCTATTGCGCTTGAAGAAGCGGGTCTTGGCCTGGCCGACATCCATCACTTCGAGAAATGCTGAATAGGCCAGCATCTCGATATACTCGTTCGGGCTCGGCGTGGCCGTGGCGACGAACTTGAACCGGACGCCATCGAAGAGCCGCATGAACTCCCGGAAAGTTTTCGTGCCGCCGAACCCGCGCAGGCATGACGCCTCATCGAGGCTGGCCACCTCGAACTGGCGCGGGTCGAGCTTGCCGTCCCGCACCGTCTCGTAGTTCGTGATGTGGGTCACTCCGGGCTCTGCCGCGCCGATCTCGCGGATGAACTTGAGGCGCGGGAGGCGTTCCGGATGGCCGTCGAGCCATGCCCGCAGCTGCTCGCGCTGGGCGTTGGTGATCTCTGGGTCGTCGCCGGTCGCCAGCACCTGCGCATCGCGGAAGAATTCGCGCCGCACGCCGAGCGGCGCGCAGATCAGGGCCTTGCCGTCGACACGGTTGGCGACGATGCGGGCAATCTCGATCTGCATGACCGTCTTGCCCAGGCCGAATGCGGCGAAGATCGCGCGTCGGCCGCCACGGATTGCCCAGCGCACAATATCGCGCTGGTGCGGCTTGAGCAGCGGATTGATGTCGCTATCGGCGATATCGAACCCGGCCTCGGCAGCCATCACGATCTTGGCTTTGAGAAAATCTCTGTAGGAGAGCGGGAGATTCATGCCGCCGCACTCTCGTCAACATCGCCACCCCATTGTTGCGCCATAGCGGCGGCAAGGCCGGGGAAGAACCGGGAGCGCTCATGCCCGCGAGCGGCGCCGGGAGACATGCGCCAAACCCGGTTCCATGCCTTCCACTCATCGCTATGCTTGACAGGTTCCGGCAGACGCGCCGTCTCCACCAGCTGCGGTAGGCCCCGCAGATAGAGGCCCGTGGCCTTGTATTCGGGGTGTCCGAACCAGAATGGCTGCACGATTTGTGGTCGCGGGAGATCGGTCGGCATTCGACGGCGGGCGATATCGTGCATTTCGGGGTTTTCTATCGCCACGCGCTCGATAGGCGCGCTCCAGCAGGCGACGAACAAGTCGACACCGTCTGCGAATTCCTGCTTCATGCTCTCCCAGTTGCGACCGATCGGCAGCTTCTTGGGCGGGGTCATGTCGCCGGCGCCGGAGAGCCAGCGGCGACCTGATCGGCAAAGGCGCGTGCAAGGCGGATGCGCCACCATCAGAAGGTCCCACCCGGCGCCGAGCACGTCCCTAACGTCACCCACAATGTGCTTGTTCGACCGATCCTCGGCCGGAAGGAGATCGCAGGACCACGCGTCATGACCGAGCGCGGCGAAGGCGCGGCGGACGGTTCCGGAATATTCGCAGGCGATCAGTACCTTAAGGGAGCGCGCAGCCATCACTCCACACCCTCCAGCAGGTTCACCGACACGCTGCGGTCGAGGTCGCCCTCATCCCGCGCAATGATGCCGTTGCCGCTCTCAAGGGCGCGCTGGAGGCGCTGCGCCTGGACACGGGTGAGCACGAAGCTTTTGGTAGTGCCGGGGAAAGAGACGCAGACCGAGGCGCGCGAATTCGGGCCGATATGGAGCCAGACGGCGAGGGGCGCGTCGTGCGACAGGCCGGCACGCGGCATGGAGCGAGGCACGAACCGGTTCATTCCTGCGCTCCGGCGCGGCGCGCGGCGTTCTGCGCCGTGGTAAAGGCGCTCGCCATCTGCCGCTGGCGCTCCCGGCTCGATATGCCCATCACTCGGGCCCGGTTCCTGACATATGCCTTGTTGCCCGGGCGGCCGATTGCCTCGGCGATTGCGGCAACGCCCTCTCCGGCCTCGTAGCCGGCACGAATACGGAGATCGGCATCCTCGGTCGCAAGTGCCTCGGTCAGCGGGGCAGGCTCTTTGCCGCCGTCATCGATCGCTGGCTCGTCCGCTGGATCGGAGATCCCTCGCACGTCCTCGACGAGGCTGCCGATTTCGTCCTCGCTCGCGGCAAGGTCTGCGAGGTGCCGATCGACAAAGGCCCGCACGTTGGTTTGCTCATCGAGAAGGTCGAGCTTCTGGCCAAGTCGGAAAATCGTGTGGATGTCGATCGTCGATTCCGGTGCGAAGTCAGCAATCTCCATGAGGGCCGAAAAGAACAGCACATAGGGCCGCCCCTGTTTGGGCATGAAGCGTTCACTCGGCGCCGGATGGCCTTCGGCGGGCGCAACGGCATGCTCCTCGGTCGGCGCAGCCTCGGCAGGCGTCGGCGCCGGGGCGATGTCGGGCTCTATCTCGAAGCCCCAGGCCTGCGCCCATTCCTCGATCCAGGCGACAACCTTTCGGGCAACGGCGCGCTGCTTGTCCGTCGTGACGCTATCGGTGTAGCGGATGATCCTGCGCGAGCCCTTGACGATGCTGTTAGCGCCAGCGGCCCACGCGTCGAGGACGGTCGCAAAAGCCCCGCCGAACGGAGTATGAAAGCCGCCATAGCTACCCAGGCGGTAGCTATAGCTCAGACGCATGGAATAGGTGCGGTCGGCGTTCATGCGCACATTCACAGTGCCTTCGCCGTATTTGCCGAACCCGCCGACTTGGACGCTGACGACATCGCCAAAAGCCAGACCGATTGTGCCGATGACGTGCTGCGGAACCGGGATGTCTTCCGGCTTCTCCGTCGCCTTCTTCGCCGCCTCGCGCACGGCCTTTTTGTCGCCGGCCGCGACGATTTCTTTCTGTTCGTCCACCGGCAGCGCTGCCACCTCGGCCGCGGTCGAAACCGCCAAGAGCCCCTTGTCGACGGCATCGACGAGTTCGGGCGCGCCATGCTTGATCACGGCTTCGGCCGAGCTGACCGAGCGCTCGGAAACACCCAGCTTTTCGGCCGCCTCGGCCTGGGTCACGACCGGCCGCAAATTTGCGGAAGGTTCAGCCTCTTCCTCGACGAGGTCAGTGCGCTGTCCCTGCCGGGCATTAGCGTAGCGGGCTGCCGCCATCGAACGCTGCGCCGGGCTGTCATGCCGGCGCGCCGCATTGGTATCCCAGACGAATTCCAGCGGATCGGTGCCGCGCTCCGCGTCCCAACCCATGCCTCCGAAGGCGACGAAATGCGGATCGGCCCGCCAATCGACATCGATGCCGAACACTCCCGCCTTGAGGCAGGCGAGGAAGCGGTTACGCCCGTCGAGGATCATGCCCTCATAAATGACGATCGGCTCGCGCAATCCGTTGGCCGCGATCCTCTCGGCCAGTTCGCCCAGCTCGCCATCGTCGAGCATGCGGAAGATAGCCGCGAACGGATGCGGCTGGAGGTTTGGCGCGGGCCAATTGGCGATATCGGTGGGTGCAGTTTCAGTCATCCGTACGATCTCCAGAGCGTTCGGTTGTGGCTTCCGCCTTGACCGCCTCGGCGAGCGCCGAAAGGTCGATCATGATCTGGTGGATGTTGCGCAGGAGGGCATCGCGCTCCCGCTCGGTGATCTTGCCGTCGCGCAGGGCCTGGCCCAGCTCGATCATGAGCTTGCCGGTGTCCTCTGCGGCCGCGCCCGAGGCTTCCAGTACCCGGCCGGTGCCCCGCCCCTGCGGCATGGGCACCAACAGGCAATGGCAAAGGTCGGCGAGCGTGCGCGTGATGACGGGGCCGACCTCGGCCTCGAGGTCGGCGACAACGTCGATAGGCATGAAGCGCATTTCGTCGGGCGAGCCGTATTCGGAGAACGCCTGCTGCCGAACGCGCGTGACGCTCTGCGCATGGACGCTGCCGCCGACCTTGGTCACCAGCTCGCGCGAGGCGCCCTTGAGCGCCAGATAGTCGGATTGGGGAAGCTGCCGCCCGTTCATGCGGTAGCCCTCCCCGTCTCCACCGCATGACGGCGAAGCCGTTCGGCCTCAAAAGTCCGGGCATCAAATGAGGAGACGACGCCATGCAGACCAGGCGCCATACGGCCGATCCGCGCTATCGCGCCGCGCTTGCGACCTACCGCGCCCGGCAGGCTGAAAAGGAAGACACGAGCGTCCGCATCGGGCGGGAAGAGGGGGAGACCCGATGCGGACTGCCCGGCCACGGCACGCACCGGGAGGTCGGAAGCGCATGCCTTGAGGGTGCAGAGACGGAGCACGTCACGCCTCCGCCTGTTCGTGTCGCGTCGAACGCGCCAGAGCGGCCGCTTTGACATGGCGACCAAACCGCTTCTTGCCGATCGCCACGGCGATATCGCGCGGCCGAATGCCTGCATCGCGCATATCGCGGATCGCATCACGCATGGCTGTCGTCGATTGGTTGCGAGTGACGCTCATGCCACGCTCTCCTCATCGGAAAGCTCCGGCGGCAGCCCGAAGAAATCGGGCCGCAGGTCGTATCGCGAGACCCCCGACACGCGCTCAACGTCAGGAACGCGGCGGATAGGCACCATGTCCCATTGCAGGACAGCGGCCGGGGTAACGCCAATCCGGCGCGCCAGCTCACTGGCACTTCCGACATTGGCGATAGCTCTTTGGAGAGGCGAAGCATGTTCTGACATGCCGTCTTTATAAGCTAAACTGTAAAAATAATGCAAGCCACTCTGACATGGACGTAAGTTGGCCTGAGGATATCAATGCAGACCATGGCAAAGAGCGATCGCGCATTGATAGTTGGACGCGCCCTTCGGCAGGCCCGGAAGCAGCGCGGCAAAGTCATGCGCGAAGTGGCAGAGCATCTTGGACTGAACGTCGCCGCCGTCGGAAATTGGGAAGGCGGCCAGAACCTTCCCTCTCACGAGAATCTACTGAGCGTAGCCGACTACCTGGGAGTGGACGCCATCGCGCTCGGTCGCGGCGAGGTTGCGTTCCTCGACGGCGAAAAACAGTCGACACCGAGCGATGCGGAATTTGTCTCGACAGGCGGGCTCGCCACCCTCGGCCCGATGGATGTCGAGTTGATGGGCATAGCCGTTGGCGGCGATGATGGTGACTTTTCGTTCAATGGGGAAGTTGCCGGCTTGGTGCGCAGACCGCCAGGGATTGCACACCTACGGAATGTCTGGGCGCTCCATGTGCTCAGTGACAGCATGATCCCGCGATACGATCCAGGCGAGCTAATCTACGTAGGCGGCCGGGATCCCGTGCCCGGCGACCACGTAGTAGTCGAGATGTTTCCTGAGGAAGGCGCGAAAGCCGGCAAAGCCTATGTCAAGAAACTCGTTCGCCGCACCGCCAGCGAGATCATCGTTCAGCAGTACAACCCCGAGCGAGAGCTCGTATTTGATCGCTACGCCGTTAAGCACTTATGGCGCGTAATTCCCTATCGCGAGCTTCTTGGGTTTTAACCGCACTCCAACGCTCCGCATTGTCGCGCGCAACTTTTGTCGCGAAAGCCGCCTGCACGGAAATGCTCTTACCGGGCAACCCCTCCGCCTTGCAATGAGAACAAGACAACCGCTCCGCGAGGCTCGCCAGCGGTGTGCCGGCGGCAACCCCGAATGCCCTCAATTGCTGCGGCCTCAACCAGCGAGTGTGACCACAATCGGCACACTCAACCTCAATTGAAACGGTCTCGCCTACAGTCGGCTCCGCAGTCGGAAGGGCCATCTGTTCCCCCATGTGTTCTCTTAACGTTCTATTCTTGATTCTTTCAGCCAGGGAGTCGAGAGGGGAAACATGGACAATGCAGCTATAAGTTGCGCTTGCATGATTTTTCTAGTTTAGCTTATATTCCCTTCAGTGAAACCGCTGGAGGGCGTCATGTACGCACAAGCACAAACTTCCTCTTCCACATTACAGCTTGCGGCTCCTGCCGCAGAACACCTCACTGAAAACCCCGACCTGCGCCGTATGGTCGACACGCTCAAGGAGCTGCGCGGCAAGGGCGAGGGCGTATCCGAACAAGATCTTCTCGATCACGATTTCACGCCCGAGCAGATCGCCGGCTTCGGCAAGCTGGCCGTGGAGACGGCCCGTCGCGAAATGCTCTACAAGGCCGAGCCTCGCCCCGACTATGACCGGCGCCAGCGGCTCAACCAGGCGCGCCAGGTCATCATGGGCCTCTGCCCCGATCGCCTGACGATCGTCGCCGGCCTCCAGTCCAACGCCTTCACCCACCGCGAAATCGAGGACCTGCTCGAAGACGCCATCGTCCTCGCATCCGACGACTTCGCCGATCTGGCGGGAAAGGCGGCGTGAGCATGGCGCGCATTTATCTCGCTTCGTCCTGGCGCAATATCGAGCAACCCGGCCTGGTTCAGATGCTCCGCGCCAACGGCCACCAGGTCTATGACTTCCGCAACCCTCCGCACTCGACCGGCTTCAGCTGGCGCGAGATCGGGCTTGATCCGAACACATGCTCAGCCGAGCAGTATCGCTCCGCCCTGCGGACCCATCCGCGCGCCGCCCAGGGCTTCAATGCGGATTTCGCGGCTATGCGCTGGGCCGACACAGGGTTGCTGCTACTGCCGTGCGGACGCTCCGCGCATCTGGAACTCGGGTGGATGGCCGGCGCCGGCAAGCGCACGCTGATCCTCACGCGCGGCGGCGAAGAGCCCGAACTCATGGCCCTCCTCGCTGATCACATCTGCATCTCGGTGGCCGAAGTGCTGGAGGAATTGGCGTCATGATTGACCTGTCCTCTCTGAAACTCTCCCTCGGGGCAACAAGCCCCCTCCGAGCCCACCAGTTGGCCACCATCTATGGCCTTCCTCGTCTTCCAACCGAGGACGGTCTTGGGCAGGGTTGGGCCTATCTCTATAGCGATAGAGATATGCTCGATGTTGACCGGGCTGAGCAGCTCCGAATTGCGACACTATTGCTCGCCGCTCCTAAGTTGTACGGCCTCGCAAAGGAGGCTCAGAACCTTCTTCTGACCTTCTCTGGCGGACAGGAGGATGATGCTTCCAGGACCGCCTTACGCTTTGCCCAGGCGATCGCCGAAGCGGAAGGCCGCCAGCTATGAGCCTCCCCACCTTCCGCGTCCACTACGAGCACCTGTCGGTCAGCGGCCCCGCGCCCAAGACCGCCGACGTCGTCGCATCGAGCGCCGAGGCGGCGCGCAAATCCATCCTGGAGCGCAGCAAGGCCCGCGCCGAGCGCATCCGCATCAACAAGATCAAGCTCGTCAGGGAGACTGCCGATGTCTGACACCAGCATCGATCTCGCCACTTTCTGCGCGCGCAAGCCGTACATTTATTCGCGCACCTACCTTCTCGCGCCCCTCCATTTTGGCGAATACACCATCGCCACGAACGGGCACATCGCGGTTCGCGTACCGAGGGCGGCAGGCGCCTCCGACACCGAGAGCGCTCCTGTCGAGACCATCTTCGGCCTATTCAAACAGCACTGCCTCGAAGACCTCGGCGAATTGCCGTTGTTCACGCCGCCGACGGGAGAATGCGCCTGCGACTGGTGCGGCGGCGACGGCTACGAGGACAACTTCGACACAACTTTTGCCAATCCGTGCGAGGCCTGCAACGGCACGGGACAGATGCCGCTTCTCAACAAGTCGTCGGTCGAACTCGGAGGTGCTGTCCTCGGCGCGCAGTATTTCGAGATGATCCGCGCCCTGCCCTTCGCGAAGCTCTCCTACGCGAGCCTGCCGACCAGTATGGACCGGCCGATCTCGTTCGTCTTCGACGGTGGCATTGGCATGCTCGCAGCGATGCGGCGCCCGCAGGAGACGCATTTCTCTCTCATCCGCCCCGGCGGCCTGGCATGAAGCCGCCCACCTACACCAGGCTCCCTGGCGGCACGTGCATATGGACGCCAGAGGAGTTCCGCGCCGAAGAAACCCGCAGCTCGGGCATCGCGTATCTCGCGATGCTCTTCATCCTCACCCTTTGCGCTGTCGCGGCGGTGCTGATCTGGCGGAGCGTGACATGAGCCGTCGCCCCAGCGTTCGTCCCTCGGACTTGAAGGCCGCGCTTGAGGTGCTGAGGGAATTCGGCATGACGCCCAGCGCCCTCGATACGATGCCAGACGGCACGTATAGGTGGCACTTTACCAAACCGGCCAGCAGTGATGATGATGAACTGGATCGGGAGCTAGCGGAGTTCGAGAAGCGTCATGGTAGTGGTGGAACTTAAGGGCCTGCACAAGGTCAAGTCCAAGGGCAAAATCTACTACTACGCATGGCGCGGCGGCCCCGCTATCAAAGGGCAACCCGGAACGCCAGAATTCATCGCCTCCTACAATGCCGCTGTCGCCGACTTCCGCGCGCCCGATTCCGATCGCTTCCGGTCGGTCATCGTGACCTACAAGGCCAGCAAGGATTACAAGAAGCTGGCGACCACCACGAAGCGCAATTGGAACCTCTGGCTGGATCGCATCGGCGCCTATTTTGGCGACCTGCGTATCGCCCAGTTCGATCGCGCCGACAAAATCCGCCCAATCATCCGCAAGTGGCGCAACACCTACAACGATCGTCCCCGCGCTGCCGACTATGGCATGCAGGTCCTCTCGCGCGTGCTCTCATTCGCCGTGGAACTGGGCAAGGTTAGCTCCAACCCATGCGAGGGCATCAAGCACCTCTACACAGGTTCGCGCGCCGAGATCATTTGGACAGACGCTGACATCGAGACCCTGCATGGGGGCGAGAAGTCCTCGCCTGTCATTATGCAGGCCGTCAACCTTGCTGCTCATACCGGCCTGAGGGCGAGCGATCTAATCCGCCTCTCCTGGTCGCATGTGAGCGAGAATGCCATCATCATGACGACAGGCAAGAGCCGACACCGGCGTGAAGTTGTGATCCCGCTCTACGATGAGCTGCGTACGCTGCTCGCCGGCATCCCCAAACTCTCGCCCGTGATCCTGACCAGCAGCCGCGAAACGCCATGGACGGTCAGCGGGCTCAACAGCTCCTTCTACACCGCGATGCAGAAATCTGACCTCAAGAGCCGTGATTTGCACTTCCACGATCTGCGCGGCACGGCCGCCACCAAGTTCTATGTGGCCGGCTTGTCCGAACGCGTCATTGCCGAAATTTTGGGGTGGGAAGAAGAGACCGTCGCCAAGATTATTCGCCGCTACGTTGGTCGCAACGCGGCGGTCAAAGCGGTCATCGAGCAAATGGCAAAGGCCAAACAGTGA